TCATATTTATTTTTATATTTAATATAATAATCTGATATTAGTTGATGTCCCAGCCCGGTTATCTCTGATACCTCTTTTCTAGTAAACCCCATACCTATCAACTTAGGTATATATGACCTTTGAATCTCTGTACCTTTGATACATTTACCTTTTAATTTGTTTACCATCCTCCCATCCCTAGAAGCTTGAGACATATTGTCTTTTTGTGTACCCCAATAAAGGTTCTTAACTGAATTATTAGTAGGTACATTATCTTTATGGCAAACATAGGGTAAATTTTCGGGATTAGGTATATAAACTAAAGCCACTAATCTGTGTAATAACCATTTTGTAGTACCTATACCTGGTTGAGATAATCCTACTATATACCTCCCATTCTTATTTAGATGAGGTTGTTTTAAGTGATATCTTTTGTTTAATATACCCTTACCATTAACATCCCACCTTGAATATATTTTACCTCTCTTAGAGATGTGGTATCCTGGATATCCTGGGATATTATCATGAAGTATTTTATTCTGATACTTACCTTCTCCATGAGTATAGATTGGAGAAGTCCAAGACAGACTACCTATCTTATTCTTGGACCTTGTAAATTGTGTTTTCTTGCTCATCGTCCAAAATCTAATTCATAAAGTGAAACTTCTTGAATCTTTTCCTCTCCAAGATATACATCTAAATAATTCTCGGGTGGGCTATAAGCATCTAGATACCTAACCCTAGATTCCATTCTCAAATTTTTCTTAAGGTACTCTTTAATTACTTTCTCTATACCTTCTACCTCTTTCTTATTCATCGTCTTCCTCCTCCTCTTCTGAATCTGAATAGTTTTCATATTCTACACCATCGACTGGGAATAGATTTGTTTCTATTTTCTCCAGTTGTTTTTTAGTAGTACCTATGGTATTTACTCCAGCTTTCCGTAAAAGTTTTCTACGAAGTTCATCGTCTTCTTCCAGAAGCTTTTGGAATTTCTCTTCTCCTCTTGCAAGAGTTTTCCCTTTCAATTTATACCCACCAGTAGTTTTTTCGATTATATCGGTATCTACTAATACATCTTCTAAAGCATAGCATCTATCAAATCCAACCTCATGGAATTTAGGGTTGAAATATACTGGGCATTTACTAATTGTAGGTCTAGGAGGAGCGACCTTATTTTTAATAAGTCTAATTGTGACAAGTTTTCCAGCTTTTCTTTCTTTCCCGTTTTGTTTGATTGTAACAGACCTTCCCGAATAGAAAGCAGCTCTGATTGAAGCATAGAATTTGAGTGCAGCACCTCCCGTAGTTGTTGTGTTATCTTTTCCAAATCCGACATTTAAAGCAGTTCTTAATTGGTTAATATAAATCTGAGATACTCCCAGCTTGTAGAATAATTCACTTCTGATACGGAAGTATTTATAAAGAGCCTTTGCTCTACCTCCCATCTCTGCCTTACCATCAACCATCTTAGCATCTATATTATCAGTACAGTCAGTAGCTGCAATAGAATCAATTACTAAGAGTATCGGTTCATTGTGAGTTAATTGAGAACGTAAATAAATTGCTAAGTCTGCTACTACGTCTGCAATATATTCAATACGGGTATCATTAACAATAGTTACTCTTGCAGGGTCTACTCCATTGATTTCAGCCCATGAATTCATCCAGGATTGTTCAGCATCTACCCATATCACATGACCTCCAAGTTGTTGAGTAGCATAAGCAAAGTTATAAGCCACTAAAGATTTACCAGAGGATTCCTCTCCAGCAATCTCAACGATTTTACCATAAGGAATACCCTTACCGAATAAGTAGTTCAAAGCAAAGAAAGTAGATGGTATATATAAATCGGTATCAGTTACTTCTGAAGCTAATTTAATCATACTCCCATATTTCTTTGCCATCTCATTTGCTGTTGGTACTTTTAAACCAACCTTAGATTTCTTTGCCATAATGTAATGTCTTTAAACTAAAGAAGGTGATAACAGAACGAATCTAATTACCACCTTCGAATGAAACCATATTACTAACCCTTAAATATCCGATTTGTATTTTCTTTTCTTTTTCTTAGGTTCATCATCTTCCATGTAATGGTCTTTGTGAACTCCCTTTTTCTTTTTCTTCTTTGACTTATCGTCATCATCGTCATCCCCATGGTCTTCATTTAGATACTGTGAAAGTAAATCTTCCAACTCATCATAGGATTTGATTTGAGAACGAACTATTCCCTCAAGGTCAATTGTACCTTGATATTTCTTGTCCAACTTAGTTGGTTTGCAAGCACGGGCAGAATAAGTGGTATCTAGTTTACCAGACCCGGAACGAATTACCTTAATATCGTAACCAGTTTTTGGATCGGTCATATCACCTGCCTCATCTTCATCAAGGTAAAGGTCAATGATATCCTGGTATACTGAGCGAGGAACTAAAACTCCCTTATCTTTGCCTTCGTAATCTACCTTACTACCCTTTTCATCTGAGTAAATGATACCACCGATAACATATCTTCTTCTTGGTACCAGGTTCTTGGCAAGTTCCTTGTCATCTTCATCCTTGGAGTTTTTCAATTCTTGGTATTTCTCCATGAATGGGCAAGGTTCATCAAAAGTAGCCGGAGATATAACTCCTCCCAAATTGCCACCCAGGTAGAATTGAATAATTTCGATACCCAATTCTTGGTCATCACCCGGAGATTTAATTCTCATCCTCAGAGTTCCCTCTTTTGGATATACTAACCCACTACCATTTCCCTTGGATTCTAGCTGTTTCTTTCTAGCTAGCATCTTTTCTTTTGTAGAAAGTCCCTCTGATGAAACTTTCTTTTTCTTCTTGTCTTTTATCATAATGATTAGTTTTAATTATTCGGTTCTGAGTAAACTACTTCGTTCATACTCAATACGGTAAGAACGTTTTTCTCTAAAAGTTGTTTGAGAGCAGGAGATAGTTTGTCCGTTTCGAATTCAAGTTCTTTACCTGCATACAAACCATAGGTAACTATTCTACCTACAGCAACCAATTCTCGGTAGGTTTTGTATTCTTCGGTAATTTCCCCACTCTTTACTACAACCCCTTTACGAGGAACTCCCTCTTTTACTTGTTCAGGGATAATCAAACCGGATTTAGTTTGATTTACCTCCTTTGGAGATAAAATAAGTACCCGATTTTCTGTAGGGCATCCAGGTAATTCTTGATTAAATTTCTCAGCCACAAGAGGTGAGATAAATGTCATTGAATAATTCATATTCTAATACTGTTTTTAAAAGTTAGTAATTAATTATAGTTCAATGGGTTAACCCTTTCTTAGATTCGCATTAATAGTTCTTAGTATATTCTCCCGACTCTCATAGGCTTTACATATAGCTATGAACTTATTTGCTTTTTCTACAGCTTTTAAGTATCTCTCATAAATAGAAGAATACTTCTTGTTAAGATTTGCCTTATGAGAAACATATTCGTTATTCCACCTTTCATTAGCATCCTTATAATATACCCAAGCATTGGAATAGGCTTCATCCTTTTCCCTTGCTAGTAAATCTCTTTCCTTTATATACTTATCTCTAAGAGAACAAAGAATATAATAACTAGAAGGAGATTCTCGTAGCTGAGAATTAATGATATTCTCATTGATAGATAATTCCTTTTGAATATCAATCTCAATAAGTTTACCTTCAAATTTAACCTTTAGTTTTTTCAGTTCCGTCTTCATAAACTTCTAATAGGTTTTTAAAGTCTTCTTTACTAAATTCCCCTTTGCTTATTGCTTTAGTTACTTGAGCAAAAGCCATTTGATAAGAGAGTTTCATACCGGGCAAATTAAGAAGAGATTTATAGATGCTTACCTTATCTACCAAAGCCATTAATCTTAAGTCGCATAAGTTATCAGTACCACCCCTATCGAGTAAGGCTAAAAATGCAGCCCAATAAATATGGGTGGCATCTTCATAAGCAAGTTTACCATCCTCATCCGTAGCCATTACTTTAAAAGCCAATCCCTCTAAAGTAGTAAGATTAGTTTGTACTTGAGATAACTGAGTCTTTAATCGGTTAAGTAACATTTTTTCTTGTCCACTCAACCTTAGATTAACCCCATCTAAATACTTAAGTAAATTTTCGATAGAATAACCTAAGCAACCTGCAACCATATAAGTGAGTGCAGTTAACTTACTTGCATTATCAATCTCTTTCGGTGTTGCCATAATTCCATAAATTTATATTATTTATGTAGACATAGTATCTTCTCTTTTCACTCCTGTAATGGTAGATACTGAATCTGAATGCTTTATATTAGTTTTACAATTAGGACATTGTACTATCCTAAGATAATCCCCAGATTTATTATAAACCCCAAAAGTTTCACTGGTATCATATTCAAATTCGCAATCACATACTGTGCATTTAGCCCTCCATACCGTGGGCCCGTTTAAAATCTTCTTCATTTCCTTAGTTTTATGTTACTATACCGTAATATTTTATATAATACTCCAGTTGAGATACCAAATTCTTCTAGTATATCCTTTCTTGGTATACCCTCTATATACCTAGAAATTAATAATTCTACATTTACCTTACGTTCTCGTTCTTTACCAACAAAATAGAATCTTTTATCTTCTATACACTGACCCATATTCATCTTAGCTGTACCCCAATATAAATTGCCTACCCGATTATCCTCTGGATTGTTATTTTTATGACATACTTGAGGGTAATGGTTTGGGTTAGGGATGTAAATAGAAGCAACTAACCTATGTCTATAGAAATTCTTCCGTTTACCATCATCTCCTACTAGAGAGTTAGATAAATAACCATTATCTTTCATAGCAGGTTTTACCAATCTCCAATTACCAGTAAATTTCGAGTATAATTTCCCAGTACGGGATATGTAGTAATTACTAAATCCTGGTATATTACCCTTTTCTCGATTTTTCATATTCTCGTTGATATTTATGGATTTCCTTTTTATATAGTTCCATAAATACCTCGGGAGAAGCTGCACTAAAATTACCAATTTTACGAGTCTTAAACTTGTGATATTCTTCCATGTACTCATCTACCGAAAAGTCTGGTTTTAACATTCTAGTATAATCATATCCGGGCATAAATGGTAATTCTTCTGCCATAGACCGGCCTATTGTAAAATCCATTGATAGAGTTACATCATCTACTTGAAAACCGAAATACTTCTTAGTACTTGGGTTACGTAGGATATTCCAAATGGTATATACAGTCCATGTATTTATATCTTCTGGTTTAGAATACATATATACTGCATCATGAACAGTTGCTACTTCAAGCATACGGGGTAATTTACCTTGTCGCATTAACCAATAAACAAGAATAGCCCCGAAGTTGGTCATATTTGCTGCAGCACCTTGACATGGGAAATTAAGTCCCAAACGAATAGCATAAGCAACTTCTTGTTTGTCGTTTGAGTATATCTGGGGTAATCTTCTCTTAGTACCAAATAACTGGGTATAATACCCATGCTTACGCAGGAATTTCTCTTGCTTCTCTTTGAACTTAAGTATCTTTGGATGTTTCTCAAAGAACTCTGCCATTTCTTTATGGGCTTCTTCTTTAGTAACTATAATACCAGCTTTTGGGTCTGATAGTTTTACTGCAAGTAAAGCTTCCCCAATACCATAAATCAAACCGAATGCAATTTGCTTAGCTTGTTTTCTTCTAGTCTTCCATAGTTTATGGTCTGGATGATTTTCATCTTCATATATCCTAGATGCTTCTTCAATTGATACTCCATATTTTGCTGCTGCTATACCCAAGTGAGGGTCAGCCCCCTTTGCAAAAGCATCAAGATATGTTTCATCACCCGATAGATGAGCCATCATTCTTAACTCTGCCTGTGAGTAGTCAAATGCCATATATAAATACCCAGGAGGAGCAACTAATTGTTTCTTGATATTAGGGTCTACCGATGTCTTTGGTATCTGCTGCATATTTGGGTCTGCAGAACTAAATCTATTAGAATCTGTACCATGTATATTATACCTACCGTGTAATCTAGAATCATCTTGTACCTTTTCCCACCATCCATAAATATAGGTCTTATACATTTTCTCTAACCCTCGTAATTCAAGAAGCTTATCAAGGAATATTGCCTTTGGTGAATCTTGCTTTTTAATTGTTAGCCTAAGGTTAGTAAGAGTTTCTTCATCAGTACTTGGTTTACCAGATTCATTATCCTTAATTACATCGAAATGAAAACCATCTTCTGAATACATCAATGCAGGTAAATCAACGGGACTACCCAAATTAATAGGTCTTATTAGTTCTTGTTCTTTTTTAGTTGTGAATATACCTGCTTTGATATTTGAAATTTTCTGTTCCCTTGATGCAATCTTACGTTTATCCTTTGGGTCATTATAATCTAACTCTTCAAGTTCTGATTCGATAGATTGGATATACTTATCAATCTTTTCTTGGTTATATTTCTTTTCAAATTTCTTTACTCTTGGCAAAGCGTATATTGCGTCTCTAGCAGCATCTATTTTTGGCTTATATTCTTCTAAAAGTTTTTTATTGAACTCGGTATCTAGATATAAACCTTCTTTCTCTACCGAAGTAAGTACTCGTGAATTACACATAAATAAATTACGGAATACCGAATACATACCCAAGTCAATCAACTTCTTTTCAAAAAATATCATTAACCTAAGAGTATAATCCGTATCTTGACAACCGTAATGACAAAGTGGGTCTAATTCCTTTTTATCCCATGGTATTTTATCAAAGGCATCTTGCTTTTCATAATTACCATACTCTGGTAAATATCTTCTTACCATTGACTTTAAGTCATGAGGTTTTTCCTCGTTGAGAACATATTTAGCAAGCATCCCATCTAAACATGTACCTCTGTAGAATATCTGATACTTCTGATTTATCTGGTCATCAAATTTCCAGTTCCATGCAACCTTAGTTATCTCATAATTCTCGATTACCTCTTCCCCAAATTTCCTTAACATCTTCTTCCAGTTCCACCCAGGTGAAGTATATTCTTTTGTTTGGAAATGGTCTAAGGGAATAGAAGCACCAAATCCTGGCATCCAAGATACTGAAAGTATGGTTGGCTTAAAACCCTTATTATATATAGGTTCTGCATTTGTTTCGTAGTCACAGCAAGCATAACCAGTTGATTTACAACAGGCAATGAGTTTCTTTAACTCTCTTTTGTTTTTTATTATTGTATACCGTGTCTCCATATTTTAAAAATAGAAAAAGGGACATACCCACCAGTAGTAGATACATCCCTCATTATTAGTATTTCTCTTGTAAGTCTTCCAGATTAGAAGCTAATGCTGTCCAATCTTTCTTATAAGCATGGAGAGAATCAATTGTGTGATACAGATAACCTGGTTTTATTCCTACCTCTTGAGCTACATATTCCATGAGTCTCCATGCAAGGTATACATCATTACCAAAGTGAGTAACAAAGTCCGAACTTCTTTGGTGATAGCAAATATGTAATACTTTCTCTCCTTTACCATTCTGACGGATAAGAAAATCATAATACATAGAGCATGGTATACGTTTGCTACCATCAAGGAACCTTAAATCTGTACCATGGAATATAGGAAGTACTGCTTTACGAGTATCATTATCTCTCTTAAGAAGCTCAATAACTGATTGCATGGCAAGATCACAGTTGAATGATGTACTACCATAGATATCTAAGGGATTCCAAATACGCTCTGGGTAGGTGTAATCAAACTTACCATTCACCAAAAACTGTTCCCATAAATCTTTTCTCAATTCCCAAGCTTTACCTGGATTTAAATCATACCAACCAATTCTTTCTTTAAACTCGGCATCTGCCCATTCCTTTGAATGAGAGAATATGAATAACCATACTGGGTCTCCAAGTGAAGTTAAACAATATTGTTGGCAAATGAGTTCTTTTGTAATAAAATCCTCATTACCTTCAATCACTTTATTTTGATAGGTCTTTGGTTTTACAGTTTGACCATAACTGTTGAGTTCTCTGCCCATTTCGGACATTAACTCAAAACTGTTAGAATATATCCTCATATAATATAAATATTTAATTGTATGACATTGTAGAACTAACCCATGTCATATGCCAGTAGCGATATACAAAATCATCAAAATCCTCTACCTCTTTTAATAACAAGGGTATATCTGGTTCTCCCCCGTTCTTTTTAATCTCAAAAACTTGGTAATAGAATTTGTTTACTAATCCTATACGCTTCTGATTTAAAAATTCCTTAGCTTCCATTGTTCTTTTGTTTTAAAAGTTTCTTTTTATAGGCTTTACGTTGAGAGTAAGAGATTACATTCTCAGGATATTCTATATCCTCGTATTCAAGAAGTAATTCTTTTGCTTTCATTGATTTATATGTTTCCTCATATAAATCTGGTCGAAGCACTTTAAAACTTCTAAAGAATACCTTGAATGAAGAGAATTCCTTCTCTGTACCCTTTTGGAATTTCTTCCATATCTCTTTTATCCTCTTATTCCATGAATTCTCCTCTGCTCCTTTAAGTACCTTCTTCAAAGGTTTATGGGTATGATACATTAAAAGTGTCTCCACATTTCCGTACATTTGAGTCGCAAATAGGTTGATTTGTACTGACTGGTCCGGCCCATATACGTACTCTGACATTCGTTGAATTAATAGGAAATCGAATATTAACCTCTTGGTAATTTCCGAAGCCCGAACTACCATTGTAATAACTGGGATGTCCTCCCCGAATCGTTTTGAAAAAGTCGCAGCTATTAGACATTGTTTACCGTTATCATGATGATTGTTAAACATATAAGTTATATTGTAATTCTGATTGTACTTATTTCTCAGTACTCTCAGTTTACTACGCAACAAGTCAAGCTTATTAAAATCTATGTAGTTATTCAATAAGCTAGTCCACTTAGTTTCTTTGTAATTGAAACATCTCCCATAATCAAATTCGGGGTCTACCCATGCTTTTCGTATTTTTATAAATACATTATACACTACTGCTACCCCACTATTAGCCATAGCTCCTTTCCCAAATAGGATTGGGTCTAATCTTAGGAATCCCTCATTGAGTTTTTCCCATGCTTCCTGTGAAGTAGCAAATTCTAACGAATGGAGGGACTCCTCCGTATTAAGTTGAAGCCCCTCTAATTTCTTATTCCAACCCGACATATAATTGACTGATTTTTAATTGGTTACTAATAATTTGTAGTTTGCCTCCATAAATTGAGACGTTGTTTTTTAAAGAATAAACTAAATAATCCGCAAGGAGTAAACCCATTCATGGCTAAGAATCCCATATAGAGATAGAAAGCTTTTACTAATGATTCCTGAAAATCTATTTCTTTGGTCATTACTTGAGTTTGTTTCCAGGGTCTACATTTAAGGAAGTTCCTTGCTTTATTGAGTTCATATATTACTTCCCATAAATATAGCTTCTCGTTTTCATGAGATATCTCGCTCATTTCATGAAAACCTGGGGTATAAGAAACTATCTTATCATACTCTGCCCTATCTTCTCTTGCCCAATCGGTTGGACTTAGTATAGGGTATTTCCTTACACCTCGATGATCTGGGTACTTGATGAGTAGGTCTTTGACTCCAATTGCCATTACCTCAAATAAACTCTTTGCATCTTGATATTTTAATATATCTTCTGGCAATATATTAGAATACAAAAGCAAAGTAAAGAAGAATCCCAAGGCATCTGCTTGTTCCTCATTTGCATTTGCTAGATGATTTAATACCTGAGTGTATTCTTCTGAGGTTAAGCAATCATTATTCCATCCATAATCACGATATATAGATACTACTTCATCGGTAGATTCGAATCCTTCGGTTAATTCTTCGATAACTCTACCAATAAAATCCTTTAAAATAACTTGATTCTTTGGGTTATTTATATCTAAAGGATAATCTGGTAACTTCTCTATAGATTTATATCCAGAGAATTGTTCTATCCCAAGATCATACATTTCTTGTAGTATCCGTGCCTCAGTTTCTTCTACCTGAGGCACTTGTTCATTTATATTCCTTATGTCCACTATTTTATGTTTTGAGATGAACCAAATCCTTTATCTCCTCTGCTTCCCCACATTTGTGATTCAGTATAAAACTCCTCTTGCTGAATCTCCTCTGGCTCGGTAATATGAATGGGTACATGAATAAATTGTACCAGCTTTTGACCAGCCTCGATAACCTGAATTTCTTGAGAAGTGTTATATATCCCAATATGTATCTCTCCAACATAAGGGGAATCCACTATCTCGGCAGTAAAGATTAACCCTTTCTTAGTAGCTATACCAGATTTGTTTGCTGCCATTAACATAGATGCAGGAGGTTCTAGCAAACCTTTGATACCCGAGGGGATAAGTATACGATGACCTGGTTTTAAAACTATATGCCTTACAAAGGCTTCACCAAAAGGAACATCTAAATAATAACCTTCGGAGTCGAATTCATTTTTAGAATGAATATGCTCTGGGTATAAATCAGTTGGTACATAAAAATCTAACCCAGCATCATTTGGGTTTGCTCTGTTTGGAGATATTACCTCCCTTACTTTGATAAATCTAAATCTGTTCATAATATATTACATTTACGTAAAAGTTGTCCAAAGGTTAATTTCTCGGGTCTAGAAACATGTACTCCCAATGAATTACACATCCTGATTACATCGGTAGAACCCTCCATACATAAATTAGCAAGTACATCTTCTTGCTTTACAAAATAGTTTGGGTTGTTAAGGTATACCTTGAACATAGCCCATATCATCTCTATTGATTTCATTATTTAGTACACTCTTTATAAAGTTCTCTAATACGTTTTCTTGGTACTTCGAATTTCTCAACAGTTTTGGTAATAACTTCTTTTTTGTCTTTCCCTTTCCGAATCAAGCCTCGGATGTATTTCTTGATACCAACCGTATCTTCTAATACATCCAAATCCTTGTATTGATTCTTCTGTTCTAGCTCTTTCCTTGTGATATTCAAGTTCTGAGACATCTTGAATGCACATAGCTCTGAGTCTCCGCATAGCTTACACTCTTTAGTTGATAGGTCATACCCAATACCGAAGCAAACATCACCATTAGTACCCAACTGAGTTAAATCTATTGGTGTTAAAATATCTTGTTTACTTAAATCGGGTAACTTTTTTGGTTTACTTTTCTTACTCATAGCTTCCCTTTTATTATACGATGTATTGAAGTTTTACTGATCCCCACAGACTTAATTATTTCAGGGATAGAAAAACCCTGAGAATGTAGGGTTAATACCTCAGATTTATAATTAATTATTTTAGATTTTCTTTGTCTACCATCATTAACCATCTGTTTCATGTTTTGAGATTGGGTTCCCCACTTAAGATTACCTACCCTATTATTCTCTGGATTATTATCCTTGTGCATTACAATAGGATAATTATTGGGATTAGGTAAAAAGGTTAAAGCTACTAATCTATGAACCTTAACTCTGTGTATAATTTTAACAGTATAATAACCATTATGAACTTTGGTAGGAGTAAGTTTAAAAAGAGAATTACCTCTTTTCTTAAGTATATCCCCATCTACAGTTGCATAATAATCTGAATATCCAGGGATTGCCCGTATATATAAATGATACTTAGCCATTATATGTCTTTTTTACGTTTATAATAAAATGTATATTTCACTGTTATCTTCTATGGGAACATAGGAATAACCCATGTTATTAATAAATAGTTCCCTGAGTTTATATAATTCTTGGTATGAATTTCTATCATGACTCTCTTGACATACTTTGACTACCATACCATTACTCCAGTACAGATAGAAATAATGAGTAAAGCATTCAGGAGTATTTTGAGAAGTTTCCAAGCTTGATATCCATATCAAATCTCTACAGTTGAATACATGTTTAGGATTATGTACCTCTCCCACAACAAGAGACTTAAACGACTTAAACCATTCTTTAATCTTCCTCATCATAAGTATAATTAAGGTGTTTACAATTAGGACAGACCCATTCTTTGAAATGCCATCCTTTGATTTCCAAATCCTCTTTATGAAAACGTTTCTTACATGAATGACATTGATAATCATCCTTAGAAAATATGAAGTCTAAAGCGAGTATTATTATCATAATAACAACCGCTGTAATTAAAATATATTTCTCCATCACTGAAAGCCTTTAATTTTCTTTTTAGTGTTATTGGGTTTTCCTTAAGAGTACCCAGCAATAAATACCTGATGCAGAGATTTGGATTATCCTCCAACCTTCTGATAAGAGAGTAGTTAGTTTAGTATCATCTTCATCTCTGATACATATTAGTTTATCATTATTCATAATGCCTATATGCTTATTAATTGTAATCTTCTTTTCCTCCTACGGAGAAAAAGTAAATACTCATAGTACTTCTAGTTAACTCTTAATAAGGCTATGGTTAGGATGTTTCTTCCATAGCTTATCTAACAGTATTACTTTCAATTCTTGTCTCTGATAATATTGCTTCCGATGTTTACCGTGCCTATCTAAATAATTCCCAGGATAATGAAGGTCATCAAGGTATACCTTATTTTTAGATTCATCGGTTCTTACCAAACGACCAAGGAATTGAATGGATTTTTCTTGTGAATCCATACTTGCGGTATTGAGTAAGTACTTAAGCTTAGGAAAGTTTTTACCTCGAGCAATGATTGTAGTTGATACCAGGATATCTATTTTACCTTCTCTAAAATCCTTCATTATTTGTTGTCTTAACTTAGAAGGAGTATTAACATGCACATAGGCAATATTATAGGCATCGCCCAGTTTCTTTTTAAAGAACTTATATAGATTTTCACAATGTGCAATATGCTTGCATACTACGAGAGCAGGGTATCTGCCTTGATTAAGGTTCCATAGTAATCTATTATAAGCCATTAACCAAGCTGTATAACAATTGGTGATTGAATCATCGTATATTTCCTTATAGGAAATACAATCAGATTCCCAATTACCATACCAGGGTTTACCAGGTACCATCTTTACAACGGTTTTTGTTGAGTAACCCTTTTTGATAGAATCCTTAAGTTTAAACTCGGCAATCACTTTACCAAAGAAACATTCAAGGTTCATATTCTTAACTTTATCCTTAGCAAGCTTGCTCATATAAATGGTACCAGATAATCCTATACGAATTCTGGTATTAAATAACCGAGTGATTACATTCTGATATTGCTTACTACCTCCTTGGTCAGCCTCATCTACAAGTACCATATCTATTTGAGATAATTCCTTTTGATAGAATCTCATATTCCTCGAAATAGACTGAACCATACCTATGGTGAAATTACTCCAGTTTAAAACCTTACCTTGAACAAAAGTGATATCTTCTCCGGGAAGATATTGCTTAAATTCTTCTCTAGCTTGATTTAACCAATCCGAATCATTAGTTATTAGCAAAGTCTTTAACTGCTTCTTATAGGATAAATATAAAGACGACATGATAAGTGTTTTACCTGCATTAACAGTGTAATCTAATACGCCAATATGAAAAGGTGTATTCCCTATCTTATTATTGATAACTGCCTTAACAGCTTTCTCTTGCTCTGGTCTTAATTTATATTTGCCTATATTCGTAACTACTTTACTGACTTTAGGTAAAGGTTGTCTCATATCTACAACTTTAGGTTTAATCCCCATCTCAATACACATATCGTATACTTTGGGAAGTAAACCTATTTTAAATTGCCCAGTCTTGGTGATGTAATGAATCTTACCGTCCCAATTCTGCATACCTCTTTGCCTTGTACGTAAGTAGAAAGCATTTGGATGTCGAATAGCGAACTCATTATAAAGTTTTTGTGCGAACTTAAGAGGTAAGTCGAGTTCGCACATATTTCCATTCTGTATGATTATCCTACTCATTTGATAATTACCGTTACACCCTTAGTAGATTTATCCATACCCATTGCTTCCTTGAGAAGTTTAATATGATGCTCCTCATCCGCAATCAATTTCTCAAGGAAATAATTCACGTCATCGTAATCTGGGCGTTCTTCGTATTGAGCAATTGCTCTTTGAATTTTCTTGTAGTGACCAATAGTTTCTATCTCGGAATTCAAAGCAATCTTTAAAGCTTGTTCCCAAGTAGAACCAATCTCAATCGTAGGATTAATATTCATGGTAGAGTAATCCTCATAGGGATCTGCCTTTTGTAAAAAGTCCGATATCTTATCAAGGTGTCTCATCTCTACCAAACCAATACCCAACATCAATTCTGATATTTCTTCAAATCTAGAAGACTGTTGGGTATACATAATGATGGCACTTAGTTCTGAGAACTTGGCATTCTTCCAAATCATATAGAACATATTAATTATCTCATCAGGCCATGGTTCGATATCCTTAAAATCTGGATAATCCACGGATTGGTCTGAATACTTGAGGACATCTATAAAAGCATTAGCTGCATCCTCTACTCTGTTTCCGAAAAATTGTAAACCTTTCATATCATTTTCTTATTTTATCCCAAAGGGAACCTTCAACTTCTGGTTCACCTTCAAGTAGTTGTTTATTCTTATATTTATATAAATACTTATTGTATCTTTCAATTGCTTTATCCGTATACATTTGTGCAATATCCGGTAACCCATTGCACCATGCAAGAGATTCAAACTGAGCATCGATGAAGGTCTTATAATTCCAGCCCTCCTCTTTTAGGAATTCACCTACCTTTGCAAAGTGTACATACTTCTCGGGTTGATTTTCATAAGACTCATATATACCAGTTGCCTTAGCAATCTTACCTATGAAATAATCATGTATCTCTTTAGTAAGTTCTAAATCTGAATGTTGTAATTCTATCTCAGCATCTATCTGATTAGTAATGTTCTCCTGCATGGATAATAACCTTTGCATAACATTACGATAATCAGTCATCCTCTTTAACCCAGTCTCAATGTATTTAATAAAACCTTCCCGGGTATCAAATTTGAAATCTTCACAGAAGTTATTACATACTTCTGCAAGCTTTTTACAATTTGCCCATTCTCGAGAATTACTTTCGTTTATTTTACGAACCCCTCTATGCTTTAACTTTATACGAGTTGCATATAAAATATCAGCAACAAGGGCAGCATCCCCCTTAGATGCTAGTAAAATGTTATTAACTCTCTTAGTATTCTTATTGTTAGAAACTAAGACTGCTCTATGATTTATTGCCTCCTTTCGAGCAATAACAAAAAAAGCCTCAACTGGGAAATTATCTACCTCTAGGGTATTTAATATTTCCTCAAATTGAGACTTAGTTATATGGATAGATGGTTCACGCATAAATATATTATTTTATAATATAATAGGAACTCCCTATTTCAATGAGTTTCTGATTGATATCAATTCTTGATAACTTTGGTACCTGGTAGCATATACTAACTTAAGTGTCTGACTTCTCCCTAAATCATTTACGTCTTTTCCGTCTGGTAAAAACACCACCTTGACTTTTTTATATGCAACAAGCTTGAGAGCCAAGTTGATGGCATATTCTTTTGCGTCTGGGTCCAACAATATAATAAATCTTTCGCATTGGGATTTAAGTAACTCATTGACTTGGAATGCAGATATAGCTTTGCCCATTGTGGCAATTGCTCTATCCCCAATTGTGAGAGCATTAAGTGCCCCTTCGCAAATGAATACCGACCGATACATCTCCAACGCATCATGATTAAAGATGATAAATTGTTTTCCCAAACCGGTGATGTCTTTGTCTGGGTTATTATATCTGGGCCCTTTGCCGATAACATTTCGAGCATTGTAATACCTAAGTTGTCCTCGATAATAAAACGGGATGATAAGGTACCCATATGTTGAGCCGCTTGTTCCATAGCCGATACCGTATCTTGAAAACTTCTCGAGGCTAAATCCGCGTTTCTTGATATATCCCCGAATGCTTTTTGCAAGTTGGCTATCCCCGAGCGAAATGTTTCTAAATCCCTCAGGGAGATATACTGGCTTACTTTCGGCAAGTTCGATTTTCTCTTCCTTAAACTGTAGTTCATCAAATTGGCCATTGTTCAAAAAATTAATTAGTTCATGGTACTCAGTAAATCCTTCTATATCCATTATTAGTTGAGCAGGGGAAGGATGGGCATTACATCTAAAACAATTGGTTCTATACATAGAAAGATTAACCCCCAACTTCTGTTCTCTCCCGCAATATGGGCAAGTTGGTATACGCATCCAGCCATGTCGATATTCAAAAGCTCCAAGTCTTTTAATGAAATAAGTTTTGAGCTTAGACTTAAACTGATTTGTTATTTTCATAAACTTCTATTTAAGTAGTGACTAATACTAGCTTTACTTAGCTTATACTTTTCCCCCAATTCTTTATTGGAGTAACCCTTGGCTTTATCCCTAATTAACTCTCGTACCCTATCATGTCCTAATCTATATCTCTTTTTAGTTTCTTTAACGTATCTATGAATATGGGTTATATCCTACCCCGATTGAGGGTACCTTTTAATAACATCCATACTTTTCTTTTAGATATCACCTGATTTCTTCTCATACTTTTCTTTATTTGCAGAGGGATTATCTTTAGAACTCTTCATCATAGAATCTAATACTCCAGAATACACTTCATCATATTGTTTACGTTGTTCCCTTGTAAATTCCGTACATCTTTGCCTTTCGACATCGCATTTGAATAATGCTCTACCGGAAGGAAGACCATCCCTTTGTACTACTATCTCAGCTCGAAGAATATTATCTTTTTCTTCTTGCTCGGTAGAGTTAAGACCCATGATAACCTGGGCATTACGAACAATGGCAATTGAACCAGAGATATCATTCTCATCATACCGAGTAAGCCTATGCTTTTTACCTTCACGAGTAATGTGATGAGCAGTCCATATAATGTCTAAATGTAATTCCTCTGCCAGATTCTGAAGGTCTACATATACATTAGATATCCTTTCGAAATCTTCTCTATCACCCGCTATTGATGCAAGCTTACCAGCGTAGTCAACCATAAGAACTTTAATATCGATTCCTTGATTACGAAGTTGAATTATCTTTTCCCTTATATAAGTGGTATTAGTAATCATCGCTGGTACACGCTCAACTACTAATTCAACTCCAAACCTTGCAAGTTTCCTTAAATGCTTTGCCTCAAGTTTATCATACTCACCAGAGTATAATTCCTTCTTAGTTTTATTGATACTGGATTGAATGAAACGGTCCATGATTTGTTCTTGACCATTTTCCGTATCAATATATAATACTGACTTCTTCATTCTGAGATAACCTCTTGCAAGGTTTACCATAAAGAAGGTTTTCTTTGCCTTGGGTTTATCAAGTATTACATTAACTGAATGCTCTGGATAACCTCCTGCATTAGTTAGTTCATTCAACTGCCTAAATGGGCAAGGTATAACTGAAGGTTCTGATTGTCTTCTAAACTGTCTCTCGGTAATATCCCGAATCATATATAAAGGTTCATCTTCTTTCTTAGGTTTACTTTTCTGAAGTACCTTTTCAATCTTCCTCGAATACTCTTCGTATTGTTCGAAGTTATCCAAATCGAAGGAATCATTTAAGTTCTTCATCTCAACATAAGTAGAGAACTGATATATCTTTTCTTTTATATAATCAGAATCCGATAGAGGTATATGATAGAGATTACTTATTAGTTTATTGATATTGGGTATATCATCTTTAGTTACCAAATCCACATAGGTTTTAGATTCTAGTAACTCTTTTAATACTTCCTTTAGAATATTCTCAGAGGGCATTCTGCCTTGCTTCTTAAAATATTTTGATATACCCTCGAAGATAAGGGAGTGTTCTATGAGAACCAGGTAATTGGATTTAATCCTTTTGAGTACTAATCCTCCTTCCTTATCTTTTAAAACAAACCTGAGTATCTCGAACTGAAACTCAGGGGAAAAACTGAACTTGATGTTGTCTTTAAATTTCTTCATATCTATATTGCAATATTATATAAACTAATAGATTTTGATAGTACCGAGATAGTTCTAGGTATGTTGACATCTATCTAGAAACTACTAATCCACTACCTTAAGCTCCCGAATATTTAATATTATTATTTTATATAAGAAAAAATACTTATATTTGCATAACGAATATTTAAAAACATGGGAAAAAGTAAAGGAAATAACGGTTCAGAGCTTCATCGATTAAAACCTATGCAAGAATATGATGAAGCTACTTTCAACAGACTTTATGAAGTTTGTAAGCCAGTAATTAGAAACCTTACCAGACAGATTGATTATAAACGGTTTAATCTTACACCGGATATTATCCAATCTTATTTCTGGGATAAGATGTTATTTGTTTTCAACAAATACTATGGTGAATGTACTGAAGAACATCTTAAAGCAAGAATCCTTGCATCACTTAGTACATTCAAAAATAAATTGCTTCGTTCTGCATACGGAGAACAGGCAGAGTATAATCAAAGCCTCTTTAAACTCGATGACTTATTCGATAATGATAAAGAATTAGAGGATGATACCGAAGAAGAGAAAGCTAAATCAGAAATGCTTGATATGATGTATACTTATATGAAGGATAAGCTTTCTCCAGATGCCTATCTTTTGTTTGAGGTATTAATTACTCCTCCCCCTTTTATCAAGGAAAGGCTTGAAAATAGTACTCGAATAACTAATATAATGCTTATCGAATTTTTCGAAATGCCTAAGACTAATGAATCTATGAGATATATCTCGGAACTTAGACAAGATATACAATATTGGGAAGACCGAGCTAAAGAAGAACTTAAGTATTAACACAAAAGAAAAGGGGCGTTTCCCAACGTCCCTCTCCCAATTAATTTTTACTACGCAAAACACGGATTGTAAACAAATGTTTACTCTTAAACAATACAAATAGTACACATGAGTTTTAATACTACTAAATAACTAATAACAACTTTATGATGATATTTTTTGGATATATCGTAATGTAATAGTCGGTGGCAATTTCTCAATATCCAAAGTTTCTACCGAAGTTTCTTGTAAGAAAGATTCCCCTAATAGGTTCCAGCTTACTACGATAGCACCATCTTGAATACCCTTGGTAGGAGTTCCTCTACCGAAATCCCCATTCAACCCTGTCTCCCTATTAAAGAAAGATTGAGGACGAACGTTCTCCCAGTTATTGGCATCATCTTGTTTACCTTTAGATACACCAAGAGCATGCCTATGCTTAGGAAGGTCATCACCTTTAATAGAGATTAAGAAATTACCCTTAGTTGGTGTATAGTAATCTCCAACATTCTGTAACATTACTTCATCCCCAATTTGAACACCTCCAGCTTGGTAACCAATAACTATTCTACCAGCGGCCTTAGTATATTCTGTCCAGCCCTCCGGTATTACATCGGTTTCCCAAAGAATGATAGAACCGATGGGTAAGTTAGCAGTACTCAGAGATTCAGCGAATTCTTTTCTGATAGCCTCAATCTGACTATCGATGTATTGCTTGATATTTAACTTAGTACCAGATTCATCTATTACCGGGAATCCTGAATTTACTTGTTCTAATCTTTTCACTGATTCCTTCATCATACTCTGGGCAGCAGTAGTATAAGGGATTTCTTGGAACTTACCCTGATAGGGTACGATAGCAAAGTTCTCATTTCGTTTAGTAATTGCATCAGTACCCTTACCATATACTCCGATAAGAACAACGGAAGTTTTATTATTAGAGTAATAAGGGCAAGCACTCTCTACCAGCTCTAGAAGATTGCTATAGGTCATATCGTAATTAGAATATACATCATTATTAATGATATCCGGTGTACGATTCTCTTCGGCAATCGGATAATAAATATCCAGAGACTTTTTAAACAAGGTGTAGAAGCTTTCGGAGGATTCATTCCAATAAGCTACAAAGTCTACTGGATTATCTACTGGTTCAGAAATAGTAGTATGTACTGCAAAGAGTAATACTTCTTCTGTTGAACCTTGGGTACCTTGGATGTTCTCAATAGTAATCGTTTGTTCATCGGATATAAATACATACCCATCTCTTGAAATACATCCAAAGTTCACGTCTGGCAATTCTCCCTCTTCCGAAGCCTTTGCCATATACCTTGCCATAATCCTATCCTTGATTACATTGGCATACTTACTTCCAGCAACTCCCTGAGGAGATACCACTAACTTGTTACCATTTATGGTAGCTGAGCCAAATCCACAGAATGGTCCTAAACCAGAAGGAGCAGCAATTGCTTCTGCTGCTTCCTTTGATTTAATAATACCTTCATACTTAAAGTACGTCTTCATTGTCCTTAGTATTTTTAAATTGATTTTTCTGTTCTGACATATCTTTAAATGCTTCACCTACATCCTTGAACTTGAGGGTTAACAATTTAAAGAGTATTCTCCATATACTGTACCGTTTCTTAATACCATGTATTTCACAGATGTGTCCATATATACTATCTACTTCGAAACAGTAGCATATTACCATAGCCGTTATTGATACCACTATTGGGTTCATCCCATAGGGTTCCCCAATAGCTTTACCAAGTACAGCACCAAGTAGAACATAACAGGTATAATCTACTATTTTGTTTAGAGTTCTTCTTCCAGCTCTAGATTTTCGAATTTCGATTTTCTGTAACCTACTTGCCGATAACCCAAACCATAAATCTGATAGGATTAGAATTATTGCAAGAATTATCATCCATCTCAAATCATACAAGATTCGTGTACACTCTCCCAATATACCCACAGTGAATGCCTTGAATAAAGACTGAGTTGTGGTTTCTGTTATTCTATCGATTGTTGAATTTATCATTGTTCTACTATTTGCCAAGATTGATTACTGTAAGTTGTAATGGTAAATGTTTTCTCTGAGAGGTCATCATGTTCCCATTCTAACTTTTGAGGACTAACGCTTAAGAGGTCTGCATCTACTACAGTGAACTTAGTTCTCTTCGAAGTATCTACCACTGATTCGAATATATACTCTCCAGCTTGTGCAGTTACAAATTCATAACCAGCACCACCTGCGTCATAAGTAGTTACTTTACCAACTTCCCTTATTCGACTATCGAAGTCAGGTTTATTAGAAGTACACTTGATTAAAGTAGATACTTGTTTAACATTCCCCTTTAATTCTGCATAAGGGGGAGTACAAGAAATCTCGATGATTGTAGGATAATCTTCCAGTATTACTTGACATCTTAATGAAGAACCATCATCTGCCACAAAGGTATAAGTCCCAGCCTTGGTAAGAACAATTTCCTCATCAAGGTTATAGGTTTCCCCGTTCTCATCACAGGTAGCAGTACCACTTACATTGACCCCATTTTTCATTTCCTCAAGGTGGAACTTACAAGCAGACTTCTCATCCAGTAATTGGTATACTGCATAAGTATCATCTATCTGGTCTTCTGGTAATGCCCAGTTGGGTTCTTTCCAATGACTGTCTGTAGCATCCGAAGGTACTATCTTTAATTTATTCTGATATACTACTGGAGAATTATTAACTACCAAAGTAGTCTTAGCAGTAGGGTAAGCTACAGACTGGAAGGTATAAGTCCCTGCCCTATTTGCAGTATATACATAACCATTCTGAGCATTAAAGGTTTCCCCAGTTTCAATTACCCTTACTCTGTAATCATCTCCATTACCAGAAATACGTTGTATCTTTACTGTAGCTTTTGCAGAGCCATTGAATAATGTGACTGTTGGTGGGCTAACAGTAATTCTATATACTGCAGTCTTACCAGATACTACTTCGAATATACCTACACCTTCATCGGTTTCCCTTTTATCCAGTGTACATTTAAACTTATAAGTACCATAACTATTAGCAGTAAACTTATCACCGTTCTTAAACAACTTAGTATCACCAATTAGCCTACAATATAGTTCACCAGTAAATAATTCTGGGTAATTCGATTCGATGGTAAGAGTGGTAGTAGCATCCTTGATACTTTGCTTATTCCCAACTCTAAATTCAGAAGGTGTACATCTTACCTTATATGTAATCTCTTCTCGAGTTACAACAAAGGAAGTTTGCTTCACTGGGAACTCTACTACCTCGAATATATAGGTACCTGGTTCGGAAAACTCCCAAGTTGAACCAGAGACTTTCACTATATCCGTACCAGATAATCGTACATTACAAGTTTTCACGGTACCCTTATAGGATACGTTTGCCCTTACTACTGTACTTACTTTTAGGTTAGTAGGAGTTATCTTTCCAGTAATAGGGTCACAAGTAATAGAATATACTCGATTATAAGATTCTTGATTAACCGTGATTTGAGTTACCTTAGTAGGGTCTCCCACACTTCTAAAATAATAAGTACCTGCTCTGGGTATATTAAAAATGGAACCACTTTCGTGTTTAGTGTAACCCCAATTTATATTATCACTGGATATCTGATATCTTAGGTCGGCATTTATCCAATCTGAAGTTACAGTTACCTTTACCGGTACTTCATATACCTCTGAAGTAATAAGATTGGGTTGGTCCGGATTTACTAACTCAGCTTTAATTGTATACCCATCATTTACGGTAAACCCATATTGAATATCGAAAGATACATGATAGGGTATGAATCTTTTAAAGAAAGCCTCTACGGCTTCTCTAAATTTTCTGAAAGCTGCCGAGTTCGAAGTATATCCATGACCGGTAAGTCTAAAGGTTACCGGTATACATTGAGAACAATCGAAAGTATTATCATAGGTATACTTATCGTCATAATGGTAATACTGGTCAAAGTGCGGATTACCTTTTACCCAACCATCATAACTATCAGCCTTTGCAGGGTCAGTTACTACGCAGGTTAACCCATACAACCTCATCATTATTTCGAAGAACTCAGAGGTACCTCTTATTTTAAAAAGAGATATCGAATACTTCAGGATGTTTCTTACTTGAGTACTGGTTAAAGTAAAGGGCCCCTCCTTTGGTATTAGCCAAAGCTTAGATAACTCTTGGAGTTTAGCATCGGAGTAGAACCCATTAAAGTACTCTGCCCATTTCTGTGCATCTATAGTGTTCCCATAAGCAAAGGGCATTTCTCCGAGGAATTGCCAAAGGAAATTGAGATACATATCCGGAGCCTTATCTATATCGATAATGTCCAAGATATTCTCAATATCCTTTGTAATGTAATCTTCAAAATGCTCTCCACAAATTTCTAGAAACCTCTCTAAGATGCCTTTGCCATTTACCTTATACGTATCTTGAGCTTTATACTCGAATGGCAAAAAGTCGATTAGATTTTTGAGGTTTATCATTATACAATTTCTTTTACGGTTAAAGTCAATTGTGAAGCATTTTCGAATACTGGTAAGTTAAAACCGGGGTCTTCATAATCATGGTTAGGTTCTGATACCGTAATAGAATACCGATAGCCCGATTGATAGCTATTGTTCTGAATGTCCAAAGAGAAGTCAAAACCATTAGCCTTATCTATTACCTGTATAGAATTACCTACAGTACCAGTAGCCATATACCCATTTGATACAGAACGTACAGTAAAAGTAGTGGATGAATTGAAGGTAATATAGTAAGTCATAGAACCCTTTGCCTTGTTTAATTTAAACTGGCCCAAGTTCAATTCTTTATTACCATAGATGGTAGTAGGCCAAGGTTTAATATAGAACTTAGTAAGGTGAAGGTAATCTACTGTTGATAAGTTATCTATTAAGGCATAGATATCTGATAACCTTACGCTTCCACCTATCTGAGCTTGCTCTGGAGAATAGGCATTGTATAATGCTGTAAGAATTTGAGTTTGTATCTCGGGAGTCTTATAAGACTTCTTACCAGTAACTCCCATCTCTAGAATAATCTGAACCTTACCTGCAGATTTAACCTTTAACCATGTGGTCATAGGAGCTCTTTGAGATAATAGATTGTATACCCTATTGATTAATTCAGAAGAAGCAACAGCTCCACCATCGGGGCTAATATATACTGTAAGCTTTCTACCGCATTCATAATCGGCTTTAGCTTTGTTTACCCCATCAACTAACATAGCTAAACTTTCGAAATCCTCTTTGGTAATTGCTACTCCCAAAGTCTTTACACTCAAAGGTATATGTTCTTTGAGCATTGTAAAGTTTTCATAGTTTGAACCACCTCCGGCATCGTAAGCATTACTTACGGTAGCATCAGTAATTGAAGAAGAGATTACTGAAGGTACAGAAGTAATAGTATTACTCTTTACATTACCCTGAGTACCATTGGTTAAGTAGAATACCACATTGGTTATTTTTGCTCCTGCTGCAGGCTTCTTACCAAAGGTACCATCCCCAAACATTATATAGGGGCTTAGAGATTCATCTACTGAAACCATAAAGTGTTTGTCTGTAGGTTTGGATTTTGCAAATGTATCTACTAATACCCAAGTTTCCCCACCTATCTGCAATGACATAGAACCTTGTTCATAATACTTACCATTGGGTAGAGTACCCAGATGAATTATAACTCTATCTCCAGTGGGTATTACCATATTATTGAGAGCGCTTGCAGTATACTTCTCATGTTGTATAATTGGTACTTTACAAGTAGTTACATTTGAATACCAAGTTACGTCTCTAGCAGATAACCAGGAATTACCACTAGAATCTGTAAACAGAGTACCTTGGGGTATAGTTAACTTAGCTCCAATAGAATTACCAGTAATGCTTCTGGATAAGATTACATCTACTGTAGCAGCAATTGCTGCTCGAGCATGATAATCTACCAAAGCTCCATGTTTAACTACCGAATCATACCTTCTTGCCGTAGGTAGAAAGGTTTCCCTTGCCATGTTATCTACATAGTAGTGAAGTACTTCGGCAATTGCCGCAAACAATGAGAGGATGATAATTAAGATGTTCCCCTCCGAATAATCCGTTATGAGTTTCTGACCTTGAGGGTCTTTGAGTCCCATAAGGGATTCAACCAGCTTGGCCTTAATCTGTTGATAAGACCTCTGGTATGGGTTAAGCCATTTATTTGTGATTCCCATATTATTGTGTATTTAATGAATTATCCGACCGATCATAGGTGATATCGAGGTACTGACTAGAATTTGTTCCATTTACTACATAGGTTACTTCTATGTGTATTTTTGCATCAACTCTAGTAACTGTGATATTTTGGAAGGTTATCCTTTGTTCCCAAGCACCTATGGCTTGTTTTAAAAACTCTTTAATTATAAAACTTAGGGCTTGTGAGTTTGGTTCCTCAATACATTGCCATAGTTTACTACCAAAGTTTTCCTGTCGAAATCTCTGGCCTATCATGTAATATAATATCGAACTTATATTATCTCTGATAAGTTTAAAATCCCCATTTACTGGGTACCAACCTCTTTCACCCTTTTCATTAGTTGTAAGTTGGATAGGATAAGTTACACCTATACCAACTAAGTCTGTAAAGTAATTCTTTTCCATTAGTGTATGCAGGTTTTATCCTCATAATCGTCTACAACGAATTGTGAGAAAGGTTTAATTACTTGAGTTACTGTAGGACCTGAAGAACCGGGTCCAGTAGTTACACCTGAGTGTACATGAGAATTGAACATACCGCGAAGTTGTTCTAGTTCTTGGATAGTTTGATTTAGTTTTTCGGTTAATTGAAAAATATTGATTACTCCGCCATTTTCTCCAGTATTAAGTATCACGGAATCACCAGAAGATACATTGATATCCCCTTCGGCATTTATTACTATCTCTTTCTCCGAACGAACATTTACAGATCCATTGAAATGTAAATTGAGTTCTCCGTTATCATCATCTATTACTATTAAGTTTCCTTCGGGAGTAACTATCCCCATTTTATTGGGACCATCCAGAGGTTGGGGTATTTGACTCATTCCCCAACCATGGTATTCCCAGAGAGGTTTAGTGGGGTCCCCAAATTCAAAAGTAACAAATACCGTATCTCCCACTTTAGGGGCTAAGAATTTGAAACCAGAACTAATTGAACCATGTTGTCCTTTAGGATATGCCCAAGCAAATACTCCACCCATTACCTCTGGAACACATACCTTTACCCTGTTCATATGTTTCTCTACATCGTTATTATCAATAACAATGCCCCGATAAACAGAGTAATACCGACCAAGACCCTCTAAGCCTTCGTCGGTTATTATCTTTGCTGTTTCGTAACTCATACCCTTATTTTTCTACATAGATTTGACTTGCAATTCGCTTATGCCTTTTAGCTATGTCTCGGTATACTCGATTAGCTATGGCCATATAATTAAACTTAACCCCATAATCTTCAGGCACTTGGATTTGTTTAACTGATATCTTACCAGGAATTAACTTACCCTTAGAGGTAACTGTATTACCTGTAGATAACACTATACCCTCTGCCAAGGCTTGGGGATTATCGGCATTTACTTCAGTATAATAAGCCTTCTTTCGAATAAACTCAGCTTGACCCTTGATATCAATTATGTCTCCCTTATCATTCAAGAAATGTTCATTATAGTATACTTTCTCATTATAAGTAAAGTTAAGATTAAGATTCTGAGAAGTACTTAAAGCTTTTTTATCTTGACCCTTTGTAGTTTTAGCATTAGCTTTAGCATCATTAGCTACGATGTTTTGAGTAGATAAATCAGTTTTAGAAGTTACAGAACCAGACTTGGAATTGTTCTTTACTAATTCCATATTAGTTATATACCCTTGACCAGCGTCCATAGAATGAGTACATTGTTTTATATACCAAAGCCCTGACCAACGTTTTCCTACGTTATCTATACGGATTATTTGAGAAGTTGCTAGCATAGGTCTACCTACTACCTGAAGTTGACATACTAACCTTTCCTCAGTTTGCTTTAAACCACCATTGGCATTAGCATTAGCTGCCCAAGCATACTTATCGGCACCACCGTATCTACTAAATAAATTATGGTAAAGTTTATAAAGAGGTACCTTAAGATTTACCCTTTTCATATGTCTTACCTTAACCCTCTTACCATATTGACCTTGACCATAACCCTTAGTAGTATCAACTTCCATATCGGATAATACTTCAGTATAGGGATCTTTCTTTAAAGCTTCGAAACCTCTCGCTGAAGCAGGTAATACTCCAGCTTGAAAATTGATACCAGAAGCTATACCCGCTCCTGCTTGTTTAGAGGTATAACCCTCTGGGTCATAATCTAAGGGGTCTACATACTCTTCTACCATAAATTCCATACCATCTTCGTCTTCGAAAAGGTATCTTTCATACTCTAATAATTTCTTAAGATTAGCTTCTAATTCTTTACCATTCTTAGAATTTCTTAGCACTTGTTTAAGGGCATTCTTCTTATCGTCAGGTAACTCATTAGCTGCTTGATTAATGGTAGCTCGTACTTCTTCGGTAGACATTTCATCGAATTTTCTTTGCTTACCTGCTTCATAAGCACCTACTGGACCAACTGCTTCATATTCCTCTACCCGCTTTTTATATTCTGCAGTTTTTTCCATGTTATACTGAAGCTGAGTGTCCCAAGCATCCATTACCTCTGTAGGAGTAGTAGGATGACTTCTATAATCTTCAAACCCATTGCCAGTAATATTAGACACCATAAGGTTATCTACCTGAGCCACATGAGGTCTTAAAGCTAATGGAGGCTTATCCTCTGGTTCATTTATGTTAGTTGATAATACAGATAAATCTTTACTATCTGGGTCTAGAGATGGAGCTAATACTGCTTTAACTCTTTTAGTTATTTTCTGAGTAGCAAAAGATACTCTAAGTACTTCCCCATTCTCTCCTTGATATGTATAAGTACATACCGGTTCTTCATGGAATTTCCGATTATGTATATAGATAACACCATCCCTTGAATCCACATACCATGGCCCATTAGTATACCCTTTCATCTTCTGTTCTAATTGAACTAAGACGTTCTTGCCCACTAATCCAAAGTCACTATCAATTAAAGCTTTCAAGTCTTCTGGCATAGCTACTTCTGCTACTCCACTGTATTTGTTAGCATAGAGTACTTTACCAGTAGTAGTACGGGTATTCTCTGTGGGTACCTGTAGTGACTCGTATACTTTATTACTTATTATCTGTTGTTCCATTACTGAAATATTTCTATGATTACACCAGTAGCATTCCCACAGCCATTGTCTAAATAGGTAGATAATTTATAGCCTTCCATATCCGAATGGACATAAGCAGGTTGATATCTTAAATCTCCCGAAGAATCAATGCACTTAATAGTTACGTGAGTACCTGTAGAATCAAATACGGCTTCGAATTCCCTTACCTTAATTATTTTTATGGGCCCAGATATAAATTGACCATCTGGGTATATATATCCCCACTGAAGACAAATATTTTGGTTCTCTTGAATCTCAGCAATGTCTACAGTATCGGGATTACCCGTATCGAAAGTAATAGTAGCCAAGTTTTCTTTCTCTTCATCGTATCTATAACTCCAGGTACTTATATACGCTCCAAGGGGTATACCTGTAATAGGATTCATTATAGGCATACCTCCAAAATTGAAAAGGGCCAAATATGGTTGGCCCATTCCCTTATACAATATAGGTTTCTGTTTAGCTGCCATAAGTCGGTATTCTTATTAGGGTTCCCATTTCTAATTCCTTAAAAGGATTCAGTATCTTATTAGCTTCAGCTATAATGTACCACTTACCAGAATCACCATAATACCTGAAAGCAATGTTTTGTAGGGTTTCCCCATCTTTAACGGTATGTTGAATATCGTTAGGGGATTCCGGTACTACTGGAGGTTTAGCTTCTAAGGAATAATCCCCATCGTTGTATTTCAGAGCATAGGCATTATTGTATGGGCTAGCTCCCTTTAGGTATTGGTTAACATCAATCATATTTAATACCTCCTGTCTTTTTAAGTGAATCGGAATTTATAAAATCACCATAGGATAAGTTATATGCACTTACTCTCTTGAAAATCAATTCTTGAGTTGCTGATGCAGGCAATAACCTACCATTACCAAAAGTAGCTGGCTTTCCGGGTATCCTTATTCGATAACCGTTCTGAAAGTTCTTCAGAGTATAAGTTGCTGAAGTAAGAATGTAGTTGTGATTATCAAATATACCGGAATCTCCCCACTCAATCTTAACAATCGGAGGGGCAGCCTGATAACCATTAGATTTAGACCATGCTTCTAATAACCTACATTTATTGATTACCTCTTCTGGATTTTCTGGGTCATTACAGTACCAAGACACATTGAATTGAATAATGTCTTCAGCTCCAGTAAAGTGATACATTGGTACATTGCGACCCATTGATTTAATGGTGGCCCATGTGGTTTCTCCTCTAAAGTCTATTTCTGGAGGTCTATTCTGTAGGGTAATATATTGAGTGGGGTTAACAGTCATATTATATATCCTTACCTCATTCTGATATATAACATCTGCTTTAGCCTCGAAGTTTCTGTAATTAGTAGTATTCTTATTCCCCTTTGCTGGGTCTACTCCCTCACTCTCCTCTAATCTCGGGAATTGTAATTCCATTCTCCATTTAGCCTGGAGTTGTTTGTTTAGAATAGGGTTCTTAGACGATATTTGAGCTTCTCCGATTACCCCATTGGGAGTATAGAGTTTACCCTTTTGAGCATCATCTTTGGGAAGAGTAGAAAGAGTTCGATTGAGTAATATCCGAGCTCTCCATAGTTTATTTAAGGGACCCGTAAGAACACCTGCTGTATCTCTTGTAAGGTCATTGTACTTTTCAACAACCTTACCTGCTGCTTTATTTAATACTCTAGCCATAGTGTTTTAGTTTTATATTCCCATTACAAATGCAGCTCCAGTAAAATCTTGTTGAGAACCTGGAGCATAATCTCCAACTGCTTGACCATCTACTGAGATATTGATACGAGAATCTCTCATACCTTCTTTAATAGCTAACCTAACAGCATTAATAAATCTCTCTTCATTCTGGGCTCTAATGGTAGTTGGGTCTTCTTTCTCTTTATTCTGAGCTTCAGTATTCCTATCTACTGAATTACTAAGGTAACTAATACCCTCAATTAATAAAGGAAGACCTACAGTAATTGCTAATCCCAAGGGTCCACCGAGTAATCCCATAAGTCTACCACCTATAGATGTTAAACCTTTTATAGCACCTTGCCTAGCCACTTGACTACCAACTTGGGCACCTGCTCCAGCTAAAGCCCCTCCAGCTAAATTACCCGCCATAGTAGTTGCTAATGGTACTCCAGGATTTGGTGTCTTAACATATCTTCCGGTTTTAGTGTTATAAAATCTACCAGCAGAATTCATACCAATACCGCTTGACATCATTTGGAGTTGAACCATGGTTCTCATAAGGTTAACCATTCTTACCATGTGTGCTTCCATAATGGCAAACTGAGTATTAGTTTTTATTGCTGCAGCAGACATACCTTCAGTAGAAGCAGTAGCAATAGTCTGTAAATACCCAACAGACCTAATAATACCTCTTACAGTATTAAATCCTGCAACAATAGTACCTACTACTACTCCGGTAGCAGCAACTCTAAGACCAAAACCTCCAACCCAAGTTTCTGAGATAGAATTAATTACTTTGATTATAGAGTTACCCACATTTAGTACTGGGGTAAAGATTCTACCCAAAGCTGCACCTGCGGTAACTGTTAAGTTCTCTATACTTGATTCGAATTGGTCAATTACACCTGCATCGGTTTTAAGACGTTCTTCATTGAGTCGATTTACTGCTCCCAAATTTTGGTCATAGGTTGCAAGTATCTTACCCATCTTATCTCTACCAGAAGCAATATCTCGAAGTACTGGAAGCATACCACGATTACCTCGAACTCCGAATATATTGAAGAAGGTTGGTGTTTCGATTCGTGAAGGTAAATCTACTGCGGCCTTAGCAAACTTCTGATAGATAGTGTAAAGGTCTATAAGATTACCCTGAGCATCGAAGAATTCATCTGGACTTAAGCCCAGGTCTGCTAAAGCGTTATAGCCTTTCTTTTTTTGATTAACAAGGGATAGTTGTAAGTAACGAATCATATTAGCCAGTGATGTACCTGCCATAGAACCCTGTATACCCATATCCCCCAATACACCAATAGCAGCAGCCGTTTGCCGAAGGTCTACTCCAGCAGTTGCCATATCTGCTCCTGCATAAGATATGGACTGGGCTAAGTCTGTTAAAGATATATTTGCATTAGTAACTGCAGTATATAAATCATCGGTTACTCTAGCGGCTTCTCCCATTGGGATTTGGTACATTGACATGATATTGGTCATCAAGTCAGCTACACCACCTTTCTGTCCCACTGGCATTGTAAAGATTGAAGCCAGCTTAGATGCTGGCCCAATCATTTCTTTAATAGCATCGAATTTATTACCTGCCATAGCCAGGTATCTTTGTCCTGATGCAACATCCGAAGCAGTAAGAGGTGTTATCTCATTGACATCTTTTGCCAATTGTAACATTTCTCTTTGTTCTGCAATGGTAGCACCAGCAATTTTCGAAGCAGTCCAAACTTCATTCTGAACACCCGCAGAGTATTTATAGGCCCTTGCCATTCCCCCTACGAGCTGCATTCCGAAGTCCATTGTATTAGAAGCTGACATCTGTATACCTCTATTCCAGGTATTCATATCATTCATCATTGTTCTGAATGACCCAGATATCTTGCCAGCCTCTTGAGAGAATCGGTCTTTTAAAACCATGGCAACACCGACCTCTACTATACTCCTACTGGTATTCATAATTTATTTTCTTTTCTTTAATTGTTTATAATATTGCTCGGCCATTTCCTTGAATATTTTCCTTATTCGGTACGGAAGACGTAAAAAGCCGAAATAGTCTAAGGCTATCTCGGCTCTGGTGATATAAACAAAATCACTCTCTAACATTACTCTTCCGTCAGGTAGAAAAAATTCGGTGCCCAAACTATAGGATAAGTTCTTTCTTCTCCGGTGGTTGGGTTAGTGATATGAGATTCGCCTTTGAAGATAGGGTCCATAGATAAGATATGCTTTCTCATCTCAGCCATATCCTTTGCAGTAAACGGAGTAAAGTTTTCTACCTTCTCCCAACTACCATCGACCTCTAAGTAAAGGTTCCGACAAAGAAGAGGAGCATTCTTAGTTTGTTTATCCAAAGGCAACTTCATGAACTCTTGTTCTCCCTTACCAGTCATACAATCGAATTTAATTCTCTTGCCAGATGAAAGAGTGTATTCATGGTCTACCAATCTAACTCCCTCTGGATAATAAGGGATAGCATCTGGCTTCTGATTTAAATCCTCTACAGTTGGAGTAGTACCGTAATCGAAAAGGAACTCATGAAGGTCTTGGCCATAAGTAACTTTACCACCGTTCTCTTTACCCCAGTCATATTCAAATTCTACTTCCTCTCCCAATGAGAATATACGAGAATTGAAAATAATTGCATAGCGGTCATTGACTGGTAGATTGAGAGCATCATCAACGGTTAGCTTACCGTTAGGAGTGGCATTAGTTCTAATTACGATTGCTGCAATGAACTTGGTAAGGTTCATCAAAGTCTTCATGTCTGAAAGGTTACTGAGAATATCTTCATCAGCACCATTCTGTTCTCTGATTTCATATTCGAAACCAGAAGGTCCGGTAAATCTAAATGTTCTAAATTCCATAATTTGATATATTTAATGTTTACAAATGTTCATAGTACTCCGTATAACAACAAGAAAGGGGTGAGCTCCTATCACAGGAATCCCACCCCTCCACCGAATCTTAGTGAAAATAGACTAAGAAATTAGTATTTATCTGCAGTACCAACTGAGAACTCTATGGACTCAATGGTATTCTCTGAAGCCATTCTGTCCAAGTCTAAGCCGGTAATCTTACATGGCCATACCTCTTCGAAGACGTGGGTATTAAGAACCGAGACTCCATCTTCGGCAAGTTCGTTTACAATAGCCGTTTCCCAATATTGGCTTGGTACCAAACCTCCACCAACTATGTGGTCTTGGCAAGCATAAAGCCAATCATGAAGCCATGTGTCTGAACCTGCAGTAGTCATAAGTTTCTCTACAATAAGATTACCTATAGTAACCCTACCTGCAGTTTTAACGTCTCTATTGACGTCCCCATGAGCAACCTGGTCAATCTCAATATCCGGCAAAGTACAACTTTGGAATAGATAGGTATTGATAGGGTGTTTGGGGAACATGATGCTCCACAAGAATTTCTTCCGTGGGTTTTTTACTTTTGCTCCCATTGTGTTATGAGTTTATAAGTTATTACTTGTTTCTACGATTGATACTGCCTTAGAAGCTGCATCGATTACAATCTCCATAGTTACCTCTTGCATAGGAACTACATCCTTATACTTAAGGATAGCACGGTACTTACCCTGACGAGCATCTGCTTCGTTATTAACCGAAAGGTCATCCCAAGAAGTTGCATCTTGGTCACCCATCCAGGTATACTCGGTCATAGCATCTTCGTCTACCAAAGAATCCAAGGTAGGTTTAACCTCCAACCAGATTCTCTTCCAAGTACTCCAAACGTTTGGTTCTTCGATATACTTGTTGAGTACCGGGCGAAGGAACTTCTTCAGATAGAGATTCAATCTTACAATTGAAAGGAATCTTTCAGAATCCTGTTTCACTTGAGAAGAGAAGCAATGCCATAGCATGGTTTGCTTACCTGCATCTGGAGTATCTTTGATTACCATCTCATTGATATAATTCTGAGCAAGGGTGTTCAGTTCGTTATATCGAGAAGGAGAACCATAATTAGGACATACTGGACCAACTGCATCCCCAATAACTCCTCGGTTCATACCTGCAAAGGATTTCCAAGGACCATATTGAGTAGCAGAGGCATCTCCCAAACCAACAATAGTACCCACTACATCGGAATCCTGAAGATTACCATTTTCGTTGTAGTACTTAAGTCCACCACCAAAGTAGGCAATGTACTTAGAGTTACCTACAGTACTAAGGCAAGTCTGTACCCAAGTAACCTGAGCTTTGTAATCTCTTGCCTGAGTACCTTGAGTATAATGGGTTAAGTGTTTGGGAACTTCGATATACAGTACCCATTCCATCAGTTCTTTTGCCATATCAGCAGCAGCCTTGTATACTTTGAGTACCTCTGAATCTTGTTCCAAGTGTTGAGAGATATGTGAAATAAACAATTGGTAGAAGTCTGTGTAGTCTCTTACCAAGTCCAGTGAAGCAATCCATTCTTCGGCAGTTGGGGTGGAACCTGCACTACCGATAGTACCATTAAACAGTTTCTCTGTTTCGGAAGGTGCAGCATCTCCCACGGTAATAGTGATAGCATTCTTAGTACCATCAATATCATCGGTAAGCCACTTAATTAGGTTTTCAAAAGAGGAACCTGCAGTAATTACCGGCTTAATATATTCCGAGTTCTTAGCAAATGCACTAAGAGCAAGGTAATCTACCGAAGTATTATTGTTATCATCGGCAGTTTTGTAGGTTATTACTGGACCCTGTTCAAGTACTTGCCCATTAGCCGAATAGATTTTATAATACAAGGTATTAGCTTGTTTATAAAAACCAACCTGGAAAGTATTAGCACTACCAATTGGGTCTCCATATCCCTTAGTTACTAATCCAAAACTATAGGTAGTACTACCTGATTTGAAAGTAATCAGAGCAGAAGGTTTAGCCGGGTCGATTACAGCAGAAGCAACTGAAATTCCATCTTCTGAATCTTTAGCTTTTCTTGCCGCAGCCTGAGAAGCAGTTACTGTACCTTGAGCAGCTCCCTTGCCAAGTACTCGAATAACACGAAGCTTAGAACCACCTTGCAAAGCCTTTTCGATATTTGATACAGAACCATCTGGTACAATTTCAGAACCATAGATTCTTTGGAACTGAGAGAAAGTAGAAATGGTTTCTGATGGGTCATCGTATGGGCCCTTAGTAGTTCTAGCCAATACACAAGAAACTCCTAACATGGGAGTAGTTTGAAGAACATTGTTGTTCTTAAACTTAAAGTCAATGTGAGGTGAAGTTGGCATAATTCTATTGTGATTAAAGTTAATTACTTGTTTAATTTATACCCTAGAGTATTGTACCTATACCTTAGGTACTTTTAACTCTAACATTTCATTTTCGTTTTGTTCTAACAATCCAATAAGAACTGATATATCCCTGATTGGTGTAAGAGTACCTTCTCCCAAAGCTTTTTCTGGAAGAATACCGTCTTTACATACATAAGTGTATACCTTCTCAAGTATACCATGTTCTACATCTGGATGGTCATAATAATTACCAATCTCAATGAATAGGTTTCCGGTGGGAGCAAGCCTGCCCTTTTCCCATTCCTCTAAGTCATTGAAGTATGGTCTCACGTATCCTCTAGCAGGTAAGCCAGTATATAAAATTGTATGTAGCAACCTCATATCGGCTTGTGTTTGAGAAACTAGATGTACATCTATAGTAATATCTTTTGTTTCATAAGGAAACTCTGAAGCTTGGTAATTACCGTCCTCAAGTTTATCACCAATGATGTATTTATTCACACCAATATCTCCAGCATAATAACCTTGTAGTTCTATGGTTATTCTTGGGAGAGTCTTTGGGCCTTTTACTTGATTATTCCCTATACCAAAAAGTGGTATAAACTTCTTCATACCTTTGATTGCCTCTTGAAATCTTTTTTCGTTTTCTTGAGACAAAGGTAAGAAGTCTTCTGGGTTTAAGGTAAGACCCATTTCCAACATTGTACTAAGTAGAGAGATATAAAAAGTTCTTTCTACTATTTCTTCTGAGTTTACCATTAAAGTCCCAATCTAATATTTAACTGAACACTTTGATTGCCATAGTCATTAATATACCCATTATAAATTACCTGAATACCTCCAAAACCACTCATTATGGTTTGTAAATGACCAACACAATTTAATTCACTAACCCATTGAGTAGCAATATTTGAAGGATAATCGGTAAGCCATACTTTAAATGATATTGGTTCTGAACCAATAACTCCAGGGAATTGACCCTCTATTGTCTTACTTATATCGGTTATCTTAAATTGTTTTATAAATTTAGCAACTTGAATACCGTTGATAAGGTAGTACTGATAACCCTTTACATTACTAATCTGAGCAGTACTAATATTTTGACCAGGATTTGGGAAGGGTATATTCGGGGTTGGTTCAAAGCCATACTTAGTAGTTCTAGTACCTGGAGATTGAGTTATATTTAAAACTATCTCAGTGTTAGGTTCTTGCTGTGAGATAATCTTAACCGTAGTAGTTCTTTCTAATGGGTCATAGTTACTTGGGTTGTGATCTTGATTAGTAGATTTAGTTTTGATAATAAGCTTACCTGCAGCATTAGCTTCCCCAATTTCTTGGGTTACCTCTAACCAATCAGATGAGCTTTCTAATTTCCAATCTACAGCACGGTATTCATCTTGAGGCTCATTATTTATAAACTTCTGTTGGTAACTATATACCCCTATTTCTAGAGTCTCACCCCTTTTAGTACCATCGAAAGTATGGGAAGTAGTTTCCGGAGTGATACTAAAATAAGTTTCCCAGGTCTCTACTATTTTAGGAGCAGCCTTTTGTATCAGAGTTACTTCCCTTTCTACACCCTGAACTACTACCTTGAGAACCTGCTCTTTTAAGGTCTGTTCTGTATTTACTGCTTTCGGTTTTACACGAATGGTAGCAGTACCAGTTCCTGATAGTGAAGATATTTCGAAATCCGACATATTATTTTACTTTCCTTAATTCATTTCTAACCGCATTACGTATCTCCTTTTGTAAGGCAGCTTTTCCACCAGCAGCCTTAAATGCGGGAGCCCAGAGAGGACGAGGTGGTAAATTACCATCTCTACTACCATACTCTAACATGATAGCTATCTGATTCAAAGTTTTTCTTGAAGTCTTACCAGTATAAGTAATCTTCTTGATTCCAATTGGTAAACCAACGAAAGTTCTTTTCTTACCTTTTACTAAGGTAACTGACCTGGCATATTGTCCAGTAAGATTTAGCATGGTATGGTCCCCATACTTCTTTATGGTACCAGGAGCATGTGGTGGCCAAGATACTCCGGAACCTCTTGGAGGTACACCAGTATTCAAACTTCGTCTTACTATACGAAGAAGTTGATTACCAAACTTTTCTGTACCTTTCGCATAACCCTTAGTTAAGATACTTGGAGTTTTAGCAATCAACCTTTCTGCACGAGCTTGTTCTCGTTTATCTACGTATATTTCTAGAGGACCAATTGGAGTCGATAGTGTAATATTAACCGACTTACTTGGCATAATTCTTATTATTGTTTAGGTTTATCTAATCCCAATTCTTGAGCAATCCTTAATAAAAGGGTTTCTTGGTTAGTTAACCTCTCATTCATGGATAACTTAAATTCTTCGAAATCTGGAGCAGGATTACGGGGTGATTCTGAACGATTATTAATTAGACCAAGAATATTATCGCATTCAGAAACAACTGCCTCAAATTTGGCTTTGTTATTTAAAATATTTAAAGCATTCTGTTTCTGCATTGATACCTCATTAATGATATTATCGAGATTGGTCGTATAATAGGTACCATTATAAATACCTTCATTAACCTATGATATACTAAATACATAATCATAGGTTATAGTAGCAGCACTCTGGTTAATATTAAGTGTTATCTTCTTACCAGATTCTGATTGAGTTACTGTTACTGTGGCAGACCTTGAGGATTCAGCAGTGTTCTCATGAGTTTTAACTGAGAGCCCATTATCTACTATATTAACAGTAGTCCAACTCGGTACATTTTGACTTGCTCCTACCGGATATATATCAGAGGTTTCTGTACCATTTATCACTTTCTTTTTATAAGAGATGAATGGAACCTCTTCAGTTTTTCCCAAAGCTGGATGAGTAATAGACTTAGAAGTCTGACTTCCGGGAGCACTCCCCCAATTAAAATAATAATTATAAGATACACTTGCACTGCCCTGAGTGATATCCACATAATCGGAAGCCCCTCCATAAGAAGCCGTAACTCTAATAGACCTACTACTTGTACTGGTATTCTCAGAAGCACTAAGTGTAGTACCTGATAAGCTAAATCCTGAGGTACCATTGGTACTTAAACTTGGTGTAGCACTATCAGAACCATCCCCTGTATTTGAACCAGAAGTATAATTGGCATATCTTGGTCTACTTGCACTGGGGTACAAAGTTACACTACCTCCAGTATTACCGATGGTATAAGAACTTGCAGTTAAGCTTACACTCCAAGAGCCATAGGTATACCCAGTAAATTCGTTTGCTGCCTGGTATACTGGTACACTTACCGATTTAGTTTTACCATTTAGTGATAGGGTACCGGTAAGTGTTCCTACCTGGGCTCTAGATTTAACGGTAGTACCCAAAGAACCTGCACTAACTGCGGTACCATAACTAATGCTAGCACCGCTTGTAATTGTGCCTCCTCCAGTTGTAGAACCATTCCATCCCCAAGTCTGAGAATAAGTTGGCATACTTGAGAATGAACTTCTACTTCCTCCACCGGCAGGTATATCGGATACGCTTCCTCCACTGGCCGTGATTTCACTATAGGTTCTATAACCTGCTGATTGAGAGCAACTGATAGTTGCCTTCTTATTAGTTTCAGCTTGTGTTAAGGTTACCGTACCGCTTCGTGTACTGGTAGAGGTATTATTACCCATAGTTACAGAAGTACCGCTTCCAGATACGTTACCAGAGTTGGCTCTAGTATAAGTTAAAGCTATTTGGTTACCATAATTATGCCCATTTCTTAATTCTTGCTTGTAAGAAGTAACTGAAAAGGTTTTAGTACCTCCAGTAGCCCCAAAAGACATAGAGGTAGGTGTTACACTCCAACCATAACTCCAAGATTGAGAGGCTGCTGCCTGATACCATTTGATAGTATAGGTTTTACCTGAACCTTGTTGTATGAGAGTACCGTCAGTTTTAGACCTGGCAGTTAACTCAAGATTCTCGGTAGCTCTCCAACCTGTACCGTCTGTCCAAGTTACCCAAGAAGGTCCGCCCGAAGTACTATATTTAACACTCTCTACAGTACTAGTAGCTACACCATCCAAATATTTAGTTCTAGTAGAAGTAGCCACAAACCAAGGCTTCTCATTAGTAGGTTCTCCGCCTAAAGCCGAGAAATTCAAAGTATCTGTCCAAAAAGTAAAAGTATATTTCCAAGTTACCTTGTGTATATCCTCCAGCTTTACACATTCATTATTTCCATAGGAACTGGCATTGGATAGTTCCAACCCCACATAATTCTCCCCTGTTCCTGTCGAGGAGAGTGCTAACAATTCAGCCTTGGTAGGGCAGTCATTTCCTGTCTTACCAAGGCCTACTTTAGTTTTGACAGCACTCCAGGTTGCTATCTCTCCCATGATTATTTATTTTTAAGTTCTTGAATCTCAGCCTTCAAAGCCTTAATCTCATCGTAGAGAAGTTTAACACCTTCAATTGCCAAAGTTGACATCTTGTGATATTTAACTTGTTTTACGAGTACATATTCTTCTCCATTGATTTCCAAAGTTTCGAATTCCTCTGGATTAGGTACTGTAGATTTCTCTACTGGAACTTCCTCTACATATTTACCAAATCCCAATCCCTCAAGATTCTGAGCAATAGTTCCCTCGTCCTCTTTACCAAGCATTTCGAATGACTTAGTTGGTATCTGGCAAATCTGTTCCAGAGTATGATTCAAATCCTTAATATTAGATTTGAGTCGAACATCTGAAGACTCTTTGAAGAAACCGGAAGGAGCAGTAGTCTTAGCAAATACTACCTGGTCGGTAGTTGCCAAACTCAATTGAGCTCTAGTTACTACGTGAGGATTATCTTTTCTACCAGCATGGCTATTGATAGAAGTCTGAGCAGCAGTACCTGCAGCCTTAGCATCAGCAATAGCAGTAGCTTGAGCAGTAGATACGGGCTTATTAGCATCGGAAGTATTATTAACATTACCCAATCCAACCTGAGTTTTAGTAACTGCATGAGGATTAGATTTATTGGCAATGTGATTATTTACCTTAGTTTCTAATGCAGTTACATCTGAACCAGTATCGGTAATCAATCCATCTACGTAAGTTTTTAATTCTGTACGAAGAGCATTGATAGCATTAGTTCTATTGGTAATCTCATTTGCCAACCCCTGTACGGTATTATCCAAGTTAGTCTTATCAGCTGCAGTCATTACACCTGCAGTAGTCTTAGTTGCTGCAAGTATATCTCTAATTAAATCTGTAGCACCTTCATAAGTCTTACCATCTGCACTCTTAGTTTTATTATTAAGAGTAGCTCTTACATTAGTTGAATTATGGGTAAGAGTGAATCCAGTAAGAATGATTCCTGGAAGAGAACTATTAAAGGTATCATGCTCATTATCTTTTGCAATACGGGCCTCTTGTTCAGCTTCAATAGCATCTGGTAAGGTTTGATTAAGCTTTATTACACTATCGGCATCCATCAGACCAGCTTCTCGAGTAGTGGCTGGAGTTAGAGAGATTACCATCCCATCGGGTTTATCAATGTAATGCCCTTGACCATCCGTAGCAGAATAGTTACATAAGATAATAACATTATTCTTATTTTTGTTAACTATTGAAACCTTACTAATTAAATTTTTAGGCATGCTAGATACCACATCCTCAAGATGCTTACCTCTACTACCTTCGAAAGCAGTACCTGCGATTTCCCCAATGATAAGAGACGAAGTATTATTGTCTACGAATTTAGTACCTGACCAACGGAATTGGTATGGAGGTTCACCATCGGCAACATTTATATAAATCTTACCAGATTCTCCAACTACGGGGGTTTGGTGACCTGCATCCGTATACAATTGAACATTAGTAAGACCTCCAGTGGGGCTTACATCATAGGTAGCATATACTTCAAGTACATCATCTACATATGAAGGCAAATGGTTAGCAGGTACTAACCCCTTCCCATCCAATGGAGCAAAGCCATCAGCCTTACCCTTAGTTGCTACAAAGGCATCATGCTTAGCTTCTAGAGTGTTAATGTTATTCTGCAGTTTATTATCAAGGGCAGTGTCTGCCGCAGTTCTATCAGCAATCTCTTTATCAATCCTTGCACCCAATGCAGTATCAGCAGAAGTACGAGCAGTTGCTTCATCGTTTACAGCTTTAGTAAACTTGGTATCTAAAGCAGTATCTGCAGCTTTTCTATCAGCTACTTCTTGAGCAAGAGCGGCTTCTGATTTACCGTCCAAAGCTTCGATAGCATCTTTACGGTCCTGAACCTCTTGAGCAATAGCATTGGGTAATGTCTCATCCAGATTAACTTTATCTTGGGCGGTCATTACACCAGCTTTCTCTGTAGTAGCTGCTGGGATATAAGTAGTCTTATAATCTTCAGGCTCATGAGTATAAATACCCTCTTCTTTTTTAGAAGAGAAATTATGAGTTAAAGTAACACGACTGCTTTGTTGACCTACCTCAACTGGTTTATCACCAGATAAGATAATAATATTATCTGGTATAGAATCAAACAGCTTCTTATCTGCTGCAGTTTGTACACCAGCTTTCTCTGCAGTAGAGGCAGGCAATGTAATAGGATTCTGTTCTACTGTACCATCTTCAACTACGGTCTTAGTAGCAGCTATGCCAACAGTAGTTTCATTGGGAGTTACTGCACCAAGAGCAAAGTTAGCCGTAGAGATTCTATCTAACTCAACCTTATCCTTAGCAGTCATCGTACCAGCCTTAGTAGCCGATACCTGAGGCAAATCGAAAGTTTCGGTAGTATCAGCATTCAAACCGTTATCCTTAGTTACGGTTACTGTTACCTTATTAGCATCAGAAGCTGCAGAGATATCCGTCAGAGAATTGGGGTCTAACCCATCTAACTTAACCTTGTCTGCGGCAGACATAACTCCTGCAAGAGTTTGAGTTACCGGGAGTAAGTTCTTGGTAGCTTCTACTTCTTCACCATATTGGTTATTTGCATTATCCTTGGTTGAAGTCTTTACCTTGAAAGAAAGTTGGGTACCGGTTCTTGTTACAGCACTAACATTGGTAACCATAGTATCAGGCAAAGCATCAGAAGTACCTTCTTCAGCTACCAGTCTTTCTTCATGGCCATCGGTAATGTTAGTGAATTTATTATCTAAGGTAGTATCAGCATCGGTTCTGTCCTGAATTTCTTTATCGATACGTTTACCCAAAGCTGTATCGGCAGCAATACGGGCAGCTTCTTCTGCATCAATGTTATCCTGGAGAACTTTATCTGCGGCCTTTCTTTCCTCTCTCTCTGTATTTAAGTCAGAAGTATTCTGGTCAATCTTTGCTCCTAATCGAATATCCTCAGCCTTACGAGCAGCGATTTCATTATTCAGCAAATCGGTAATGGCAGTATAGTTACCATTAATGTTATCCTGAATACCCTGAATCAATTCCAGATTACGTTGAATATTAGCAGCATTCTGAGTTACCAGAGCATTGGTAGCATTCAAGGAAGTTAACAGCTCCGTACGAGTTTCAGTTACGAAAGTTCTCAACTCATTTACCGTAGTAGTAAGAGTATTACTTAAGTTAGTGAAGGTCTGTTGCAGAGTATTATCTCCTTGTTCACGCAGATTCTTTTCAGCTTCAAGCTTATTCTCCAACTCAGTAAGCTTAGCAGTCATAGTTGCTGCAAAGTTGGGATCATCACCGAGAGCCTTAGCAATCTCAGCCAAAGTATCAAGTACCTCTGGAGCAGAGCCAATAATCTTTTGGATAGCAGCCTCTACTTGTTCAGCACTCTGGAAATCTGAATCGTTTAATAACTCAGATACCTTAGTGATATAATTTGCATGTTCTTCGATGCCATCCAACTTGGCATATAGCAAGTCAGTGAAGTCATTTGAAGAAAGTACTTTACCGTCTACCTTATCTACCTTCTTTCCATCCATTGCCTGGTCAGCAGCAATTCGATCTGCTTTTTCCTGAGCAATAGCATTATTAATAAGGGTATCTTGGTTAGCACGTTCTGTAGCTTCCTTATCGATATTATTCTGCAACTCAGTATCACCAGCTAAGCGGTCATTCTTTTCGGTAAGTATATTTTGGTTGATACCCGCCATATCATCTTTATGGTTCTGAAGGTTGGTATCAATCTTTGCCTCAAGTGAAGTCTCTTTGGCAATTGCTCGGTCTTTCTCTGCATTAATAGCAGTAGTATTAGCATTTACCTTTGCTTTTAATTCATTCATAGCATCGGTATTACCTGCCTCTAGAGAATCAATACGAACTCCCAAAGCATTATCACCAGCAATACGGTTTTCCTTTTCTTGTTCAAGCTCAGTATTAAGGCTAGCCACCTCGGATTCCAAAGCCTGCTTAGCATTATCTAATTTAGCTGTGAACTCAGTACTCAGAGATTTATCGGCTGCAGTACGATCTGCTACTTCTTTATCCAAATTTACCTGAAGAACTTGGTCTGCAGCTTTTCTTTCTACACTCTCAGTATTAAGGCCAATATTGAGAGTATCGATACGAGAACTCAAAGCACTGTCGGCATTCGTACGGTCAACGATTTCTTCGTTAATCATATCCTTAACTTCCTTGTAGTTATCACCTACAGTCTTAGTTAAGTTTGTGATTGCCTCTGAATTTCTTTCTATATTATGTTGATTAGTAGCGATTGCCGTAGTATTGGCATTTACCTGCTCAGTAAGCTCATTACGCAAAGTATTGATAGACTCTTGCATACTCAAAGCCAAGTCTGAGATACGCTGGTTAACGTTAGCCAGACTTTGAGTATATGCTTCATCAGCAGTCTTTCTTTCGGCAATCTCCTTATCCAAGTTAGCCTGAATTACTGCATCGGCATCTTTACGGTCTTGGATTTCCTTATTAAGGTTATCTCTTACAACTCCGAGTGCAGCATCTCCAGTAGCAGACTTATTGTCTACGTATTCTTTCAGTTTAGTTTCAAGGGCAGTATCTGCATCCTTACGAGCTTGAACTTCAGCAGCTACTTCAGCACTGTTTGCCTCGTCTCCTGCAATACGGTCTTCGATTTCTTGGTTAACCTGTTCTGTAATTGCAGCCAACTTCCTAGTGATGGTAGTTGCAAAGTTGGGGTCATTTCCAAGGGCATCAGCAATTTCCTTAAGAGTATCAAGTACTTCAGGTGCTGAACCAATAATCTTTTGGATAGCAGCATTTACTTCCTCTTCAGTTTGGAAACCGGCATCATTGATAAGCTGAGAGAGATGGGTAATATAGTTTGCCTTTTCTTCTATGCCATCCAATTTAGCTTTGAGTATATCGGTAAAGTCGTTCTTAGTCAAAGAATAACCTTCACGTTTATCTACCTTCTTAGCATCAAGGTCTTTATCACCTTTTTCTCTAGCAGCAGCCTCGGCAGCAATAGCATTAAGCAATTGTTCTTTGTCTTCTACACCCTGCTCTTTTATATCCTCAATTTTGTGTTCGAGAACTAAATCCTGAGCAGCACGAGCAGTAGCCTCTGAATCTATATTGTTCTGTAATACCTGGTCTGCAGCAGTACGTGCTTGAGCTTCCTGGTCAATCTTACCTTGAAGAGCATTGTCTGCATTGGTACGGTCTGTTACCTCTTTAGAGATTTCATTGTGAAGAACTTGGTCCTCAGAATGACGGTCTACCTTCTCTTGGTCAATCTTACCTTGAAGAGCTAAAGTATCAGCCTGGCGATTAGCGATTTCTTCATTAATCTTAGAATCCAGTACGGTATCTGCATTGGTACGATTTGCAGTTTCTTCAGCAATCTTTGCCTCGAGTGCAGCCTTATCATTGATATGGAGAGTCTTAAGGTTATTTACACTTTCCTTAATCTCATTATCGGCAGCGATACGTTCATCTTTTTCCTTTTGAATAAGGCCCTTGAGTTCTTTCTCAAGTTCATCATTATCTTGATTTACCTTATCTTCAAGGTCTTTGATGTCTTCAGCATTCTTATCTACCTTCTTCTCAACTCGGTCGATTTCGGCTTTTAAGTCTGCCTTAACGGTATCAATCTTCTTATTGATTTGGTCTAACCCATATTCTAGGTTATCCTGAACTGCAGCTACTGCAGCACCCAGAGCAGCTTCGGCTTCCTTAGCACGATTAACCTCTTCGGTTAAAGCAGTACGAAGGTCGGTTAATTTATTAGTGATAGTAGTTGCAAAGTTGGGATCATTGCCCAATGCTTCTGCCAACTCTTTAAGAGTATCAAGGGCATCATCAGCACCATCAACCAAATCACTAATCATCTGTTTAACTTCTTCCTCGGTTTGATATTTCAAATCATTCTCAAGCTGAGAAACTTTAGTGATATAATTTGCATGTTCTTCGATGCCATCAAGTTTAGCCTTCAACTCATCGGTAAAATCATTTTTCGATAAGTCGTATCCTTCTTTCTTATCTACCTTATTCTTGATAGAAAGTACGAAGGCCCAGAACTCATTTATAGTTCCTCCAAAGCCAGCTTTAACAAAGTCATCATAGTAACCCTGTAATAACCGCTGGTCTATTTCTTCGCAGGTATAATACTTACTTACATACATATTTTATAAAATTTAAGGATTAATTACTGCACGTTGACGACCCAGTAAGAATTCAGAATCGATATCCCTGAATGGTTCTCCCTCTGAACCACAGAAGGCATTCATTGGTACATCCGGATTTTCGGGGTCTACATCTCCACCGTCCTCAATATCTCCCCGTATGCAAGCATAATCAGGAAGCCTATTTACACGGAACTTTATTACCTGGCCTATACCAGGATGAGGTATTATTTTATCCCAGATATCTCCGAAGTAATCTTGAAAGCAGGTGACAAATTTGTTTCCGGTCATCGATTGAAATGCCGTTACATCATTGCCATTACCTTTCATTTCAATATGAACTCCAGAGGTACCATTGAGGATAACCAAATTACTATCAAACCAAATTCCACTGTTTGTAGTAATTGGTGTCCACCTCAGTACTAACATCTTTGCCATATACTTTATTTTTATTCTACAAATTCAACTTTGGTATCTCGGTCTCTCTTTAGGATAACCATGAAAACTAAAGCCTCATCCTTTGCCTGAGCAGTCTGAGTATCTCCAGAAGGCTTATACGTTATACCATTAATTACAAACCTATCTTGTTCCCAATTAAAATCCCAATAACCTTCCGGTGTAAGATAACCGATTTGTTCTATATAAGATTTAGAAATTAGTATTGATAAGTTTTCATCATCCAATTCTCCTGAAATAGTTGCCTTATTGATAGGCCAGTTTCTGAAAGCATTGTAGTAACATAATGCCTCGATTTGGATGTTATAATATTTAGGTATACTGTCTTCGGCATGACTGAGAAGCTGATTAACATGTTTGGCCCAGGTTATGGATTGCCTACCAGCATCCCAATCTAAGAAGTCAGTGATAATTTTCTTGTATCTATCCCAAGAGCGGCTCTTTACCCTTCTACACTGATC